ATCACGAAAAACTTGCGTTGTAGTACGCCTTAAAATAACGCCACCGGCATCATTTTCGCAGACAATATCTAACGTGTCTCCGCTTAGAAATCTGACACGGAAAGCCAGGTTACTAGAAGATGTGCGGTACTGAGTGTAAATTTCCTGTTGCGTACCTAAATTTGCCCTCTTAGTCCAAAAAGAGTAAGTACCGATTCTTTCTGAGCCACCTGATAGCGTGGGACCAGTCAGATACTGACTACTCCCATCATCCAGCACGATGCTGTTATCAACCGAGTAACCGCCGCCGCCCGGATTAGCCATCCAAAAAGAAGAAAACATCGTCATTAACTAAAGGCCAGTTGCGGTGTGCCAAGTTGAATGGAGCCAGAGGCTTTTACAAAATAAGGAACTATGTCTACTGCTGAAGCCGTTGAGCTAAGAGTTAACCCAGCACCAGCGGGTGTTTCGTAGTCCGTACCAAGGCTAACCGTCCTACCTCCAGTGCCGTCTTGTATAAACACGATCACGCCTGCCTGACCAACCTGTTCTGTTGAGGGGTTGTCTAGTGTGACATTACCAGTAAGGGTCAGAACAAAGTTCTGATTAGCCGTAAAATCTAACGTAACATTACCTGTATTTGTCGTGTCAGTATCTGTTTTAGCTAGAACAGTGCCAGCAAACGTGCCCGTGGTTGTCCCCGTCGCTATAGAAAATACCGTAGCGTCTGCATCGTTTTTGTTGGTTACGTCTGAAGTGCTGCCTTGGCCTGTAAGGATGAGACCTTCAGCGGCAGTGTAACCAACAGCGGCAGCGTCACCACTAGACGTGTCACCAGCAGGATTAACCGTTCCAGTAGACACTAAATCACCACCAGCCGTTACATTTCCCACCACCGTTACATTTGTAGTTCCGGTGGGTATTTCAAGAACATCAGCGTCTGCGTCGTTCTTTATCGTAACGTCGTTGGTCGAGCCCTGCCCGGTTATGATAATACCTTCAGAAGCGGTGTAACCTATCGCCGCAGCATCACTAGCTGAAGTATCCCCAGCAGGGTTGACCGTTCCGGTAGACACTAAATCGCCACCAGCAGTTATATCGCCCACAACGGTTACATTGGTGGTTCCTGTTGGGATTTCAAGAACATCAGCGTCTGCGTCATTTTTAATAGTTACGTCATTTGTAGAACCCTGTCCCGTAAGGATGAGGCCTTCGGTGGACGTATACCCCATAGAGGCTTGGTCACCCGCAGCCGTATCAGAGCTAACCGTGACCTTACCAAAACTAATTGGATTAGCGAATATACTAGCAACCGCTGCGCCGCTTCCCGCACCGTCTGCGTAGATAATATCTGCCCCACCTGCCGGAATACTTACGTTTGCGCCACTGCCCTGAGAGAAAGTAGCCGTTTGCGCCGTGTTGTTATAAACGAAATAAACCTTGTCCGCATCGTTTGGGTCAATTGTAATGGTGTTAGTACCACTAGGACTGCCGCCCAAAACAAGGACCTTAAACATGCCGTCTGAAAGCATGCCGTCTGTAGTGGTTAGTGTATGCGAGGTTCCTGATAAAGTTATTGCCGCAACACCGTTAAGGGCGCGGTCAATAATATCAAAGTTAGTATTGGTGGTGTCGCCCCACGTACCGGATTGATCCCCAGAGGCGGGCTTTTCAATGCCAGTGTTTGAAGTATATGAAGAAACCATCTACCTTTCCTTATGCTGCAATATCATCCCAAGACGGCGATTGACTTGGCGTTATACCCGACCAAGACGGCGATTGACTTGGCGTAGTTCCTGACCAACTCGGGGATTGGCTCGGAGATACCCCTGACCAACTCGGAGATTGGCTCGGAGATACCCCTGACCAACTCGGAGATTGGCTCGGTTCTATTTTACTCCAAACTGTGAGATTTCCAACAGAAGAATTTCCTACAAGTCCTGTTGGAGATATAATCACACCAGAAGAAGTTGTTATGCTTCCTACAGAGCCGTTTACCTCAAAACCCGTAACCTCTACGCTTTTAGGTATAGAGGCTGTTACACTTCCTACGGCGCTAGTGCCTGATACCCCAGTGACAGATAGCACGTTAACGCTTGCAGCAGTAACTGAGCCTACAGATCCTGTTCCAGAAACGCCCGTAACACTTACCCCAGCGGCTGCCGCAACCGTAACAGATCCGATTGCCCCCGTTCCCGCAAAACCGGAAACAGCGACATTAGCGCGGCCCTCAACCGAAGCTGTGCCCGCAGAACCCGTTCCAACGACGGTAGAAACCTGGACAACCAACCCTGTTCGGATGCCAACAGAACCCACCTCACCCGTTGCAGAAGCACCTGTGACAGAAAGCGTGTTCGATGTGGAGAGAGAGATACTTCCTACGGCACTAATACCCGCAGAACCCGTGACAGCTACGGCTTTAGGTATGGAAGCTACTACCGTGCCTACGGCGCTAGTACCCGCAGAACCCGTGACAGAAGTGACAGCATCCGCAGATACGGTCACGGAACCCACGGAGCCTGTTGCGGCCAAGCCTGTCTCAGGGATGTTATTTACGGTAACAAGGCTTACGGAGCCTATCGCCGAAGTGCCTGCAACTCCTGTTACGGCAAGAGGAGCAGCTTCTCCGTAAGGGCCCTCACCCCATCCAGCGCGGCCCCACCCAGCGATACGTTCTGAGATGGGGGTGCCCCAAGCGCCTTGTGACCAAGACCCTCTATTCCAACCGCTAATTAAAGACACGGGCCTAGGCCCTTATTTAAGCAATACGGATGATAGCGTTGCTAGCGTCCGCCGTTGGGAACTGAATAGTGAAATCACCCGCCGTAGAGGTTTTATCTCCTCCAAAAGCCAGGACCGCCACTGCCGGATCTCCCGCAGCAGTGTCGTTGTAGATCAACGCACCGTTAGCCGTTATCGTTGCGGTAGAAAACGTCAGGTCAGAAAAGTCAGTGAGAGCGGTGGTTCCACTTGTTGTAGGCGTCACGTTAGTTAGAGCAGCGCCGCCTGCCGAGTAATTCGTCCCACTAGCCTCGTTAGTTGCAGAATAGGCGGTAGTGGAAGCACCCAAAGACGCACTACTCGTATACAAAGCTAACTTAAAGGTATTTCCAGTACTGTTGGTAAAATCGTGAGTCGCCGTCATCAATTCTTGTTTGAACGACGTACACAATGCCTGTGATATAGCCATGTTATAGTCTCCTTATTAACTCAGCTAGTTCTGGATGCCCCGCATCGTTCAAAGCATTAAAAATTGTAGTTCTATCACTATTTATAGCTTCTCTCATATACAGACTCAACAAATTTTCAACTTGATCGCGGTAAGCAAGAGCCTGATCTTTGATCGCAGGGGGAGCATTTTCAGAGATAGCAATTAATCGGTCTGCACACCTTTTAGCTACTTCTTCTGGCGTATGCCCTCGACGTTCCGTTGTATGCACTAAAACCTTATAATTTGGGTCCATCTCTATTGTAGCAGAAAACATCAAGACCTCTCTTGTGACGGCAAACCTTTACGATAAGCGTCAGTGTTTTCACGAGCTTCAGCAAAGGTTTTAAGCCGCATTAAGGACTCCTCAAACCGCTTCTCATACGTTGCAAGAAGTTGAGCGTCACCTTTCATATAAATGTAGGCTTCTACAAGGGAAGCGTACAGAAGAGCATTAGGACCGTTTGTACTTAACCACGTTGTTCCGCCATCCGCACCTGCTGTTAGGCTAGCGGGACGATAATAATAGTGCATCTCCACCGCAAAGTTTGCGTTAGGAGTAGGCGCAATTAAAAAGGTAGAATCGTCAAAAACAGCATAAAACTTTGGGACGCCGGTAGAAGCCACAGTGGGCCAGTACTCTTGTAAGAAATTTACATCTTTTATGAGTAAAAACTCTTTAGAGCTTGCGTTCGTAATAGATAAAGAAAAGGCCGCTAGGAAATCGGTGGGCATAGCTAGATACTGATTACCCGACGTCATCGTAGCCGTAGCGTTTTTGCGGAAATTTTCTAAATCAACTAACTTAAATATACGTTCTTCCGCGCCCCTTATGAAGACAGGCAAGTTAGTGACAAAACTACTTTCCGTGTTTTCTGAAAAGTCCTGAATAGCTGTTTTAAGCTGTGCATAAGTAAAGCTCATGTCACCACCGTAACGGTTCCTACCACGCCTACCGCCTTTATGTCAGGTTTACCTTGTGGAAAAGAGGAAGCCCCCACATGAACAACTAAAGGTTCTATCCTATCGGGCCGGGGGTTGTACAAAGCCTCAGAGTCCGCTGCATTTTTGAAAGGGCCAAGTTGTGGGTGTTTTGGTTCCCACTCGTCTTTACCAACTAACAAGCCGGTCCACTCTCTCTGCATATCAGTGTACCTGTAACGGAACCCTGAACGGTCTGAGATGGCATACGCATTTTTGCCTGAAGAATAACGAGCCATCCTACACCCTGTAATAATCTAAGCTTGGGGCTATCAATAAGGAAGATCTGTCCCGGTCCTCTTGCATGGCCCTCTGAAGTTCCTCTTCATAAATAGCCTTCAGTAGCTGAACCTTATCAGGGGCAAACTTGACCGAAAGATAGTAGGCCAAACCGGCAGACACGCAGGGATAAAAACGGAAAGGAACCTCGACGGTATTTTCTTGAGTATCCGCATCATCTATGCGCCGCAAACGATCAAAAACAAGCTCATAAGAAGAGCTAGAGTCTGGGGTGGGCCACAGTTTAATCTCAGGGGTTATTAGACGATCCACGTAGAACTGAACAGGCCTACCTGTTGACCGTTTATTGGTTAAACTCAAATAGGCATCGCGGCCTATTCTAGTGATTGATAAGTCAGATTGACTGGATGTACCGGAGTCTTGCCTCGTGACCGCAGAGAGAACGTCTATAGCAGCTTGAGTGTCCTCCAAAGATACGGCAGAAGAAACTGTTGCAGTAGCCCCGCTCGTACCACCTGTGATCGTCTCGCTAGCAGAAAACGTCCCGTTAGGTATTGTAATAGCCAGTACGGTGGAAGAATTAACATTTGTAATGCTTGCAGTCGCTTCACTTGTACCACCTGTAATGGTCTCACCATCTTGAAAGCTCGTCGTTGAGTTGACTGTCATGGTCAGAGTACCTAACGGGTAGTTAGCAACCCCGTTAGCCAGAGCAATCGTCTTTTGTTCAATCGTCCAACGATTTATGCCACGGTTAGCCCACTCCGCAAACAGCAGATTTAAAGACCTCTTCGCGGTGCGAAGATCATAACCCGTTCGAGCTTCGAGACCACACCGTTCAAACGCTTCTTCAATGTGTTCGTTTACATCAAGCTCAAAATTCTTGCTGTCGGAGACGGCCACTTGCCATTACTTTCTTTTCTTGACCATGCCGCCGCCGCGCATCTTCTTGACCATGCCGCCGCCGCGCATCTTCTTGGCAGGTTTCTTGGCGGTTTTGATACCTTTACGTGGTTTCATTGCCATCTATCAATCTCCTATAAAGAGTTTCTCGCTGTGCATATAAAGCACTATTTTCAACACATTTAAAGGCCTCATCATAATAGCCCAAGGGCTTTAAGGCCTCGGCCTTCTGGTGCAGATACTTTAACCTCTGTACAAAAATAATAGCATACCTTTTATCGACTAAGGGAGAAAAAGATCCATCGTCTAACAATTCCTCGCAATCATCATCGGGGTGAAAGCCCATGACCCACACGTCTTTCTGGGCAAACATGCCCTCTGCAATTGCCTCATTCAGATCATAAAGAAAATCTTCAAATTCGTCAGGGTCTTTTTTGTAAGCAAGATCGACCACAAGGATTACTTTATACTTATCGTTAAACCCTGCTATGGTCTTATATAAAGGTAAGTTATCTGTCTCGGTCTTAAAAACAAAGCCAACCTCGTCATCACCCCACGTTTTCTTAGCGTAAGGACACGCCGGTAGGTTATTAAATAGGGGGGATGGGTCCTCTAGGGCGTGCCTAGACCACTCCCTAATTTCCTCTTTTATCTGCTGCTCAAGCATTTAAGCGTAGATTGTTCGTTTCCGGCGGTTAGACATCACAGCGCCGCAACCCCTGTTCAACCTTCGCTGCGGTCCACTGGTCACAGGACCGCCCCTTGCCATCTTCTTTACCTTCGCAGCCTTTGTATTAGCGACGACAGTCTTTCCTTTAGCACCTTCACGCTTTTTCTTACGAGCAGTAGAAGCTCTTTGAGACTTTGACAAAGAAGACGCTTTAGACCTAGGCAGGCATCTATCAGGGCGCTTCTTATTCTTAGAAGTACCGCACTCACCTGCGATATTACCTTTGCTGTCAATGCGAACCCAATCTTCATCTAACCACTCCTGTAGCTTCCCCATGACTACGGCTTCTTTCTTTTCTTAGAGGCTTTGGCGTAGTTAGGGTCTTTGCAATACTTAGACGCCGCTAAGTTAGCGTAAGCGGATGGATAAGTATCAAAAGTTCTCTTTGCCCAAGCCTTACCTGCGGGGCAAATCTTGCTGCCCCTGCTCTTCCTAGAAACCGCGCCGCCCTTCCTAAAGTACGTTAGCGTTGGTTTACCGGGTTTTGGCCCTGTCCGTACTCTCGACATTTGCCCTCGCAACATCTCTATCTATGAGTCTTTCCCACAAAGTGGTTATCATAGCATGGTTCTGATCCACCTTCACCGCTGTTTTTTCAGTGCGCTTATCAACATCAATGAGAGTTAAAGCTGTCCAACTAAAGAACCCTAAAAAGGCAACTACCACGCCAGAAACAAAAGAGGTTATTAGTATCCTTTCCATTAGCATTTCCACCGTTTACGCGCCTGCCTAAGACGACTATTGGGGTTCTTCGCAGCTTTTGGAAACTTTTTCATTTGTCCAGCGGATCTAGCGCAGTAGCTTTTGCGGCGCTTAGCTGCCTTAGACCCCTTTTTTACCTTACCAGTAACCGCAGTCTTTAGCTTGGACCCCGGATTTAACTTTCGGTACGCGGCAACACCTTTTTTGGTCATACCTGCGCCGGATTTTGTAGAGCGAAAGTTCTTTTTATTCCGGGGAGGCATCTTGCCTTTAGCGGCGGCCATTACAGTTCGCTCCCGTTCTTAATGTAGATAAACTCCATTGACGCGGAGACATTAAAGTCTACCGACCCCGAAGAAGAAAATGCCCTCATTTCTAAATCTGTTTTTTCCGCGAAGCTTAACGGGAAAGTGTAGAACTGTTCGTGGGCACCATCTGTCAGCGTAAATCTTTCCTTTATCTGAAAGACTTCTTCATAGGGTCTAGCAACGAGACTAGCGTTCAAGACAGCTTTGGTGTTGGTAGATGTTCCGGTAGATAAAGCCATCTTTGTAAGAAAAGCAGTGTACCCTGCGGGAACTGTCCAAAGACTCATCAGTGTTTGGTTGTCACCATCACCGTTAATGCTAAGGTACACATTAGCGGGAACTCCAGAAGTCACGGTGCCTGTTCCTGCGTAAATTGTGCCAGCATTTGCGCCAGCGCTGCCTGCACTTCGGACAATGCCGCGATTTATACGGAGGTAAGACTTTGTGGTGTTAACAGCCGTTTGCCCGTTTAACGTAACAATTTCGCTTATCTCGTTGTAATCAGCGTCTAGACCAGAAATTTCCACTGTTCGCGCACCCGTGCCTGCGGCAGTGTCATTAGCTGAACTGCTCGATACAGTCATTACTGTGGACGATGCGGGATAAGCGTACAAACCACCCCGTTCCCAAATGGTTTCCTTAGAAGACCCAACAACAGCGTTGTAGCCAAACTTAAAAATAGTTTTGTGGAAGGATATTTGGTTGCGAGAAACCTGAAGCTCAAACGGTTCGCTAGTGCCTACGCGAGTAATTGAACTAACTTCACGAGCCATTAGTGAATCACCTTGTCTAGGGGGTCCGAAAGAACTGTCTCTAACCAGTGGATAAATTCAGAGGCTTCTTCGGGAGTAGAGAACCCCGAAAACTTAACATAAATGTTAGGTTTGTCGGAGTCCTCAACTACAATGCGGTAGGTGCCCGACAAGATCTCATGTTTAGGCGAAGAGTCAAGCACCGTTCTTACCCGTTAATACTGTTTTCTCATATACAGTATGACCGTATACGTGTCATTTGCGGAAGCACCTACGGTGGTAAAGTTTACATCACCTGTTTTACCGGACCCCGCATTATTAGTAAGGCCTCCAAAAACAGTGTAATCGTGACTACCGCTTTGGTTCTCTCCCAATTCAATACAAAAAGCATCTGAAGTCGCATCCCAAAGGATTTGTACTTTCATGCCAATGCACTGCCACCAAATACGCTCAATGGTGACACCTGTGCAAGTGTCACCATCCGCGCTAGCAGACAAGGCAGAAACATCTACTTTTGTAACAGCGCTCTCGCCGGTTGAGTCCGAGACATTGGTAAATTTCATTACCGCAGTTTTTGGGCCGTCAGCAAGAGTTTGTGAGGTTACTGCGTCAGCCATTGGTTAACCCCTATTAGCTATCTGCGAAGGGAGTAGCGATAGTTCCAGAACCAATAAGAACACCCTGCACAAGGTACTCGTTGTCAGCGATAGCTGTGATCTCTAGGTAGGAGTTCTTATCACCACCTTGAGTACCGCCGTTCATTGAAATAACATCATTAGAGGCGGCGGGTTGGAAAACCTTGTAGGTGCCATCATTAACGCCAACCGCTAAGGACCCAACAAACTTATCGGTTCCGTCTGTCTTAATGTCCAAATCAGTGGCATCTGTTCCAATAAAGAACCGATAGACAGCACCAAGGTGGCTGTTGACGTTTGGATCGTCTTGGCCCGCAGAAGCTCCGTTTGAATCAGCTTTAATGGTGGGAAGGGTTACCGCGCCGTCAGCATCATTGACCTCAATCATACGGCCAGCGTGGTCATCAAAAGTAAGGGTGGTTTCAGCAGTAATATTTACTACCGCATCTGGACCCGCGGTAATGAAACCGCGGCGAGAGCGAACGGGACCGGAAAAAGTTGTTTTAGCCATAAAATCCTCCTGTCGTGGCTAGTGTCGGCACAAGATATGCCGTCAGGGATTATAAGAATATAAACTAAAATAAAAGGGGCGGCAATAGCCGCCCCTTTCATCCGAGACAAAGAGTGTGCTTACGCAGCGCCCGCTGTACCGAAAACGCAACGCCAATCGGAAACACCGAAAGAGTAACGCTCACGCGCTTTAAATCGCATGTTACCCGTATCGAAGTCGCCTTCCATGGCAGTTTTCAGCGGAGAACGGTTAAAGAATTTGAAACCGTTCGGAGCATCAGTCTTAATAAAGAAAGCATCCGTGTCGGTGAGGAAGTGGTTTACCACCGCACCTTCAGGAAGCATCCCCATGGACCTAACTGCGTTGATGTCATTGTCAGCCGTACCGCTACGCAGGTTGCTGGCAATTACACGCTCCGCAACAAATTGAAGTTCTTTCGGAATGATGAGTTTCATACCACGAACAGCAATCTTCAAACCACGCTCGTCAGTCAGACCAGCAATATCAATCAGCATTTGCTCCAGAGAGGTCTCGTTGAGATCTGAAGCAGTGCTAAGTTGGTTACGCTGGTTGCCCGAAAGAGATGGGTGAGCAGAAGAACAGAGTGCTGCTCCGTCACCAATCGCTGACGCGCCTGCGCTGAAGGCGTTGTTGAGAATTGCAGCAGCTTTGATCTGCTTGGTTTGAGCCATTGAACGGGCAAGAGCTTTAGTGTACCGGCTAGCAAGCCGGTCATAAAGATTGTCCTCAATAGCCTCTTCCGTGATCGAAAAAGCCAGAGCAATCGTTTCGTGCGTGTACCGAGCAGTATACGTTTCCTGCGCGTCATCGAACGTGATTGCCCCGCCTTCGTTCTTCACGGGAGCAGTTGAAAAGCCGCCGAGCATTACCTCTTCTTCAAAGGCGCGGTCCGAAGACTCCTCCTCAAAGATTTCGGAATGCTCTTGTTCGTAGCGGTCATATTCCAGACCAAAAAGAGCATTAAGTCCGGGCTCAAGCTCTTTCGCTAATTGTGCGCGAGAAATAGCCATTTTATGCGCCCTCCTTAAATGCCGGTGGAATCAGCAGTGGTTTGAGAATCAAACCGCCGTGATCCAGCGTTGAAGTGAGCGTTCAGCCGCACAATAAGAGGGATACCCGCCGCCGTGAAATCGCTGTTAGCCTCATCATCGAGGATACCAACAATACGAAGCGGAAGAGTAGCCGTCGTTGCAATAGTGCTTACACCGAGCGCTGAGTTAGAACGTCCCGTATCGTCAGATCCGGTCCGCGCCGAAGTGCCAAGAGAGGCGTTCGCAAAGACCGCAGCCAAAGCTGTAGCACGGTCAGTAAGAGACGCATCACTTGCAACCTTAAACAGTTGGTTCGGATCATCAGCGACAAGAGCTTTGACAGGATGATTCGTGTCAACACTAATCGCACCAGAACCGGGCCAGTGGTTAAGGAAAGTGGTTTTCTTCGTCACCGAGTCCACGTACTCACACCCCATCATCACGCCGAGCGCTTGAGTCGTTCCGCCGTCAGTGGCACCGGCTTGATCGATAACGCCAGCAGCAAGAGGAACGACAATAGCGCCATTATAAATGACGTTGGTGTTATTAGACGCAATTTCGTAGGTCGTAAGACCCGTCGAGTTTGCGCCCGAGCCGACTAGACCAATAGGACGAAGACCGTAGGCAGTTTCTTGGTTTGCCATTTTAGGTACTCCTAAAGGAGGTGACCCTTATTTTTTAGAGCCACCAAAGGTTACACGAGATTGACGATCAGGTCGGTCAATCGTCATCGTTGAGTGTGCGTTCTCGCGCATCATATCGTGGTCTACTGCCTGCATCTGGTCAGCACTTCTTTGGTTGAAGTACGCCGTTCGCTCTTCAATAGTCTCCACGGGAATCCGTGCAAGAAGCAATCCTCCAACGCCAAATACCCCCTCGTATTTTCCGTTATCAATAACGGGTGCCTCGAAGTCTGGATACTCGTCTGAACGGACAAGTTCCCAACCTTCCCTGAGTTTAGCGCTGATGTTCTTGCGGTCATCAAAACCACGAGTTTCAGCCCTAATCCAGCGGTGTTTGTAACCGTCTGGTGCGGGTGGTGCATCTAACATTGATGGTGGAGCCCACGGCTTACGCCTAGTCGTAGAACTCCGGCTCTTTTTAGCGCGAGGGGTACGATCCGAGGAAGTACCTTGAATAATTTCTTCTTCTCTCATTTCTCTACTCCTTCACGTATTTCGCGTATTCTTCTAGCGGCACACCCAATTTTTTAGCCATGGTAACCTGGGTAGGGGTGAGTCTAACCTGTTTTTTACTGCGCCCAGTTGCAGATCTGTTAACTGATGCAACCGTCTGAGCGGGACGTTTGCTTTTTGATCCGTTACCAAACTTATGAGGAAAGGCTTCCTCCATACGTTTGTCTAACTCACTATAGTACTCATCGCTTGATGGGTCAAATCCTTCATCTTCGATAAGTTTTTTATGTATTCCAAAAGCGGCATACGTCATGGTCTCATCAGACCCAAACCACTCTCGTTCAGCAGCCCAAGATTCCGCTTTTGGATCAGGCTTACGAGGCTGTGATCGTTGGGGAGCCTGCTGCATCTGTTGCCGTTGAAGCTCTGCATGCTGTTTTTGCATTTCAACTTCGCGAGCCGCTTGAGAGGCCCTATCCGCTTGGATAGCTAAAGCTGTGATCTTTCTGTTAGCCTCCACAACAGCTTGAGTGTCCCCAATCTCTATAGCGTTCTTTAGGACGTTTTCAGCGGACTCTAACTCACTCTGGACTCGACCACTAAATTCAGCAACGTAGTTGCTGTCCATAGCATCAAGCCTAGACCTTAACGCCGTGGATTCCTGTTGAACTTGTCCTGCATACCGCAAAGCCTCTTCTCTTTCGCGCTCCGCCTGACGCATTTTTTTGGTCAGTTGGTTAATTCGCTTTTGCGTCGCATTAGAGGCTTTCTCAAATTCATCCTCAGTGTCCGCCTCTTGTCCGGTCACCTCAACAACAGCGTCGTCTGACGCCTCTTGTTCTTCCACCTCAACCGATACCCCGGATTCAGTGTCCTCATTCTCAACTACGAAATCTTCGTCAGCCATGTTTCTCTCCTACATATGTAAAACGTCATCAGGTTCAGAGATGGTTGCCAAAACCTCATCATCGTTGAGTATTCGGACTTCACCACCGTCTATCTTAAAGCGTGACCCTGCATAACGCGCAAACATTACCCAATCACCTTTCTGGCACCAAGGACTGTCAAATTTATCGGGGTCCTTGTATGCAAGAGAGCCAACTTTTAAGACGTATCCAACCTGAGTTGCGATTTGGTTTTCTTCGACAACTTGATCTGGGAGGTAAATACCGCCCTCTGTCTTTCCCTTACCACGATAGGGAAGCACAATTATGCGCCAACCCGTTGGTTCCGGTACTCTGTCAAGTATGCTTTTACTTAGAAGAGAAGGATCAAGAACACGATCCTCCGTTTTTACATATGCCGAAGATATGTTTTCGGCTTCTGCCTCAGATGTAGAGGCTTTCTTGTCTTTCGACTTAGTCATCTGCATGCTCCTGTTTCTCTAGCAGGCTCTTGAGTTCCTGATCTATGTACTCTAGGGCTCTTAACATGCCCATGAGTTCACGGTAATGCTCCATGTCCTTGACTTCTCCGTATTCAAGAGTGTCTAAAACAACGGAACGCTTCTCTTTTAGCAGACGAAAGGTTGCTTCCGCAAGAAATATCTCATTCATTCTTATAATTATCCTTTTTTAGAGGATATATGAGAACGAGCTTTGGACATGGCCCGATTACCAAACCAGAAAGCTATTATTGCGGAGAAAATAGCTTGAGTCTCATCGTCCCAAGCAAATTGAACGGCGGTCACCCAGTCAACACTCTGGTTAGAGACCATGGCGTAGATCAAAACGCCCTTAACAGACGCAAAAGCTACGAAGAAAAGATAAGTAAGAACAGGGCGGACACTACCCCTAAGAGCGTTGACAAATCCGCCAGCGTCAATGCTTCGATCATGCGCGTAAAGACCTTTCGTTTCTTCTATTTCGGCTTGAGCGTCCAACTCTTGTATTTTTAAGGTAGAAAGTTGCTCCGCATACTTAGCTTTAGCCTCAATTATCGCTAATTCTTGGGCATTAGCCTGTTTTTGCTTAAAAAATCCCAGAATTTCGGGTACAATCGACGTTCCAAACCCTAAAAGGGTTCCTAAAAGACTTATCATGCTTACCTCCAGAAGCTTTTAATGTAAAAAATTACTTTTTTCGGGCCATAAAGGCGGCTGCACCAAAATAAGCGCTAACCACCCCCGCCATACCTATGTAGAAAAGGCTAAAAAGGTCCCCTAGGGCCTTAATGCGGGAGTCTGGGAAGATAGGTAGGAAAACAAGAGCCGTAAAAACGAGCATGGATATCATTGCAATCCACGCCATACGACGCTGAGAGTCCTGTTTTAACAGGTCACTGCTTGCCTTCGCAGCTTGTATCTCAGCGTCTGAGACGACACCGTCGGAGTCGGCGTCTAATTCTCTACGTTTCGGGCTCATCCGCAGGCAATGTAACTACCGCCGCCGGTAGCCTTACCCATACCACGAGCCGTGGCTCTTTTCATGGTTGTCGGGACCTTTACGTCTTGAGACTTACCATAAGGAACACGCCCTTGACCCTTAATATCCGCATACTCAACGGCTTTTTGTGGGTTACCGGGCTTGTTCGTGACGATTTTTACCGAAGCCATTACTGTCTCCTATTCTGCTGCTGTTTAAGAAGTTCCCGTTCCATTGCGGAATTAATTCTAGCGGCTGTCTGTGCTTCTTGACTTTCAAGCCGCTGGTTAAATTGTTGGTTCCGCATCTCCATTCCCGCCTGCTCAAGCTGAAGTTTTGCCTGATCCAACGCGGCGTCGTTTTGTTCGGACTGTGCTTTAATCTGAAGCTCTTGCTCCTTAAGTTGAACAAGCGGATCAGGCCCTTGCCCTTGGTTTGAGACCTGCTGGCTAAGTTGTTTAAGCGTCTGCATACCTTGAGCAATAAGCTGCGCCGTCAGGCTTTCTATCTGTAGCATCTCTTCTTCGCTCAAAGGCTGCCCTTGGCGCTGCCCTACCTGCTGTAGATATTGAACCATAGCTTGTTCAGATGCCTCAATACGCACATGCTCCATAATATGTTTCTGAAGCGACACTGCTATCTGCGGCGCGGTACCTACCAGAGGTGTAGAGCCGAAGACCATATGTGCCATAATGTGGGCCTGATGATCCTGTCCCTCGAAAGCTTTGAGCGGCACCATGTCTAAGGCGTTTATATTTTCTTGCGCGGGATCTAGGGGAGAGGGGTCTTCCTCAATATTACGGCGCAATATCTTGTCTACGTCACGAACCCCTAGCGCCTCATACATGTCACGCAATACTTCGTGCATGTTGTGCATTTCTGGGGCGGCTTGGGCTAGCTGTAGTTTCGTCTGCGCCAACGCAATCCGCTGTGCTTGACTAAAGATGTTTGGATCAGAAACAGGAATAACGTCCACACGCTCATCAAAATCCTCTGACATAACGGACGCATCCGCACCTTCAACCGTGTACGGATAACTCTGCGGCAAGTAGTCCGCAATAACCCCAGATAACAGACGTAACTCTTGGCGTAAGGCATAGTGCATCCGCTTGTGTACAGCGGACATAATTCTTGATCCCTGTTCCAACAATGCAACCGTCGTTCCTACAGCGGCCTGTTGATTACCGTCCCCAACCTTCATGTCTGTAATCGTGGCAAAGCGACGGCCTGCGTCCACCACGAAACCAAGAAGTTGGAACAGCGTCGAGTCTGGACCCTTGAAAGGTAGGGGCATCAGACTGTCGGATAAACGACCACCGGGCGCGTCTACGTCTCTAAACTCACCGGGCTGGATGGGGTCATCATCATCCCTGATCCGCATGCCACGGGCCTTGAAACCGGCAGGCAGATTAGAGAGAGTGCCCGCGTCGATGAGTTGACGGAGCGCCGCAGTGGCCGTCCGGGAAAGGCCACCGATGGTGTGTATTAAACCTAACCCGTAAAAGCCAAATCCCGGCAAAAACTTGTAATGCACAAAATACTGTATCTTTCTGCGAAGTTCATCGTCCTCGCGATAGTTGCGTCGGATGGACAGAACTTGGTCGTTGTCTAGGGACAACGTAACTACATACGGAATCTTAATACCAGTTGGTTCCCCGTCTTCGTCGGTATCCTCGTACCCTTCCAAATCCAAGTCAACATGACACTCCAGGATAGAGCAATCATAGTCAATTTGAGACGGGGACGAGCCGTCAATTTTATCTATCTCATCTTGTACGCTATTTGTATCCGGGGTCCCTGGTACAACAGGAACGTCTCTGTAGAAGCCCGCAAGCTGCAACTTGCGTAAGTCGTTCAAAGACATCTTTACGACCTGCGAAATGTTGGGGCAGGTCTCTAGGTCAGATGTGTCGTATGGCACAACCAAATTTTCTGCGGGAACAAACCGGCTAACTGCACGTCCCAGCATTTCGTCGTAATACACCTTCTTGAAGGTAGAGCCCGCAAGCGGCAGATAGAAGAGCATCTGGTCGAACTCAGGAGTATACTCCTCCATCACGTCCGTGATGTAGTAGTTCATAAATTGTTCTACGCGCTGGGCTTGCTTTTCTTCGTCGGTGGTTTCTGCACCAAGGACTACGCCCCTAACCGGACCACGCGCCGGAAGCATTTCATTAAAAGCTTGCGCTTGAAACTGAGTCGCAGCTTCCGCCAGCAGCGGGTGCGTGACACCCGTCGCACCACGGAAAGGTTGCGTCCTCTCTTTATAAGAAAATCCCAGCAATTCCAAACCGTCAGCATAAGCATCTTCCCACTCCTGTCGGCTAGACCTATTAGCTTCAAATTCATCAAGAAGCATTGAAGAAATAATGCCTAGCTCTGAGTCTGATATGTCCTCCGCTAGATTAGCAAAAAAATCATCGCTATCCGGGCGCATTTCTTGTGGGTCAAAATCAACGATGACATCATCGCCGTCTTCGTAAATTTCTATCTCTTCAGGTGTATCCTCCGAGATCATCTCTACGACGTCATTGTCCATTGAGCCTGGAAGCTCTACCTCAATCTCTGCCGCAAGATCCTCATCATCTAATTGAGAGGGGACATTGGTATCCATCAATCCGCCCACGGGCTGTGGTTTTCTCGCCATGGATCACGTACCTTTCCGAAAGCTATACGCTTTTATATCATTACGTTTGTTTTTGAGCAACGGGAGGATGCGAGCCGTTGTGCATTTTCAACTGACGCTCCATATCACGCCTTAACTCTTTTATTGATGCCTGCATCTCTGATGTTTCGCGGTTATAAGCGGCTAACGCCGAAACACTGTTTATCTCAGAAAGCGTACTCACCCTTGAACTGAGAACCTCGTGGCCGCTTTCTAAAGTATCAATACGTTTGTCTATATCCCTAAGTCGCCTTTCTATGTCTAACAACGACTCAAGTATAGATTTGATCTGCATCTTACCGACAGCAGCAGCGCCCGCTACGGAGAAAATAATTCCTCCTAGCGTAATCAAAAACTTTATGTCTACCGCGCCTTCCATTATCAATTACTCTTGATGTGCCATAAAACGAACACCACGCCTCCAAGAAAAAGAATTAAACCAACAGCCTTTAGCAACTCAATAAAAAACTTCTCCCAAAAAGACTTTGCTTCAAGCTTGGCTTCGGCGCGTTTCTCCGCTTCTTCTTTCCTCCGCTTTCTTTGTTTTATGACAGCTTCTTTTTGGGCCTCTAAGATTTCATCCCACGTGTTTGCGCCGAAGCGCTTGTTTATTTGAATAGACAGCTTACGGATGTCTTCTTCTTGCTGTTTCTCCGCTAGCTTTGCCGCCGTGATGTTAGCAAGAGACGTCTCGTCGTCATCTTCGCCAAGCCGAAACTTAATTAGCTTTTGCCACGCAGAAGGAGGCTTCTTGTTCTGCGCTTCCTTGATACGCTTCTTCGCAGCGCCATGTGTTTTAAAAAGTGTGTCTATATGAGTAGCAATGGCCGATACATCGTCTGCCGATTCGAGGGCGCTCCTCACACCACTGATTGCAGACTTTACGGCGGCAAACCCGCCAGTTACCGCTGCTAGCGTTAATGGGTCCATAGCCTTACCCGCCGAATTTATATGCGTCTACGCAGTCGATTACGAACCCCTTAGCTTCTTTGTACTCTAAACTAATCTTCTTACGGGCTTCTGCCTCATTCTTCGCTTCAACGTCAAAATAATGCGTATCCTCCCAGGCAGCGAGCAGGGGATTTATCTCTTCACCAGCGCGAACTTTATCTCGGATAAACCTGTTGTACACTCCTACCTGATACTTCGTCATCCAAACATGCTCTTAGTCATAAACATGCCTATGCCCGCAGAAGGCGCTGACATAGATGTGGTAGGCATGATCCGATTGACCTGCGAGATGACACGGGGGTCCGCCTGCTTCATCAACATATCAAGGTCGCCGGGTATGCCCGCTTGTCTCAAGAGCCGTGATCCAAGGGCCACGGACCGTGGATCGTTCTTCGGCATGACCTGCGTAACGGTTACACTCTCCGTCATACCCATTGGGTGTACGTCACCACCATGCCCAAAGTTCACCTGATACCCCAACCTTCCTCGTTTATCATCCGTAATGGGATTGTACCCCACATCCACACTCGCGATACCCGGACCTACGGGCGTCCTAAAGTAAGCCGAGTAATCCGTCGCATCCATGCCGCGAGTACCAAAAGTTTCACGGTCCGGGGCACCATATTGTTGTAGCTCGTCCGAGAACTCAACTTGACCCCGACCATACTGACCAGAGGCAGCGCCACCAAATTCTGTGTCACCTGTCCTGAAATCAAGACCAAACTTGCCTTGAAACTGGTCCATGGTCTGTTCAATGTTGCCGTCGTCATCTGGAAGATCTATCGGAAAATCCCTGCTTGTCCGACTACCTTCGCCAAAGAACCGAGGCGTAATCTCAAAAGCGCCCACTCTAAAAGTTCCACGGTCCGGGGACCCCGCACCTAGATTTACCTTTGAATCAGCCATTCAAACACCTAATAATATGAGTGTACCTTTAAGCTCACCTCCTGATCTTCCCAATCATCAGAAGGCAATCTCACAAAGTTACCCTGACGATAGCGCATAAGCGCCTGCGTCATGCTATCCACCAAGTCATCATATTCCCCATTGGGAAAAGCCGCAACTTCTTCTATCATTTCGTCTGCAAAAACTTCGTCCGGTGCCCACACCATGCCCGCCTCGAAAAGAGGTGATACAGCGTGTACCCGAGTGACCTTGTCCGCACCCTTCGACGGCGTAAAGTTTACTACGGGTATACCTGTCTGTCGCAACTCCTGCGTCAAAGGTAGCCCACTTGCCTTCGCTTCCACGATGACCGTGTCGGGGTCCCAGTAGCTATATTGCTCATACGCCACTTCTTTCAATTCAGGGAAGTCCCAACGACCCTTCTTACTGTCCAGCAAAATCAGATTTGGTGCGTCCCCTTCGTCAGGATGAAATACACCCCACGTGGTGATAGCAGAATAGTCCGCCGTCTCTCGCTTACTGAAGGCCGTATCATAACTCTGTATGACGTACTCCAACTGCGGGACAACCTCCTTGTCCCAACGCTTCCACCAGTCCCGAGGTATAATCGCGTTCTCTTCACCCGTAGGATTCTGCTGATACTGCGCGTTCCATTTACTCGGGGGTATAGATGCGCGGACCGCGGTCAGATCTTCGAGACTCCAAAACTCAGGCCAACAAGGTTCGCCGCTCTCGAATATCGCAGGAAGCTCAACTACTTCCCACTGATCCGCTAAAGGATCTTTAGCCATGGACCGTAGTAACTGACCCGTCATGTCCTTCTCAGACCAACGGGTCTGCACCAATACAATAGACCCCCCAGGCTGGAGCCTCTGTCGGGGACCCGCAGTGTACCACTCCCACGCATCGTCAAACCCGTTGTTCGACATCGCCGTCTGTTCCGAATGAGGGTCGTCAATGACAACTAAGTCACCACCACGGCCCGCGAGGTTCGATCCAACGCCAACGGCAAAGTACATCCCACCACGGTTCGTGTCCCACCGGCCAGACGCCTTGCTGTCCGCTGCAAGCTTTACGTCCGGGAAGACCTCTCTATACTCGTCAGTCTCTAAAAGATTCTTGACCTTACGACCAAAGTTTACCGCAAGCTCCGTCGTGTGCGTCGCTTGGATGATCTTCATTCGCGGATCACGGCCCATCATCCAGGCCGGGAACAAAAAGCTAGCAAACTCTGACTTCGTATGACGTGGGGCCATATTAATTATTAGACGTTTCAACTCGCCCCGCGCTACGCGCTCAAACTTCTCTGCAATAATTTTATGGTGTCGCCCCGCAATAAACTCGGGCCACATTGCGCGGACAAAAGTTAAAAAATCATTTTGACATTTTTCGTTGCGGTTTAATTGGGCTAGACGAAGCTCTAGCTTTAAGCGTTTAGCATCTAGTTCCGGCGTGACGTTTTGCAGCATTCTTTCGGGGCCCCTGTGTAATGTTTCACGTGAAACATATGGGATAGTTCTTACCTAAACAAGTCATATCAAAATATCACATATTGTTTGTGAAAAACATGGTCCTTGAC